TTCCAATCTTCATGTCCATGCCTGCTACATCGGGTCCAAACAGAAAAGATGATCCGTTTTTACACACAATCACCCAATACTGATCGTCCCCCCAGCTTAGGGCATAGAAACCAGGCTCTGTGTGGGACTTCACCCACTCCCATAGCCTTTGCGCACCTCCGTGCGCCCACGAAAACTTGAATGCACTGATAGAAGTGCTATCTTCTTCGAAGTTAGCCAAATTTGGCGATATTGCGCTAGTAAGACACTTAAAGAGAACACGCAGAGGACCTGGAACTACTCCGAACGGTCTCACCTTCGTGAAAAAGTCTTTTCTCTCGTAGATGTCATACTTTGGACACAATATGGTGGTAAGTAGCACCTTACCTTCCTCAGTTGAGAAGTACTCTTTTACTGCCTTGTTTCCTGTTTTGAACAGTCCGTAAAGACTGGTCGCAGTGGAGCTGACACCTGCCATCACATCGGCGATTGTAACGCCGGACACAAAATACGGAGCGCCAGGGTGAGCGTTGTAATTCATATCAGGATTTAGGGATACAGGGTCCACAGAGTCTCCAAAGATGCATGCCGTCCCCTTAAATGGGAGTAAAGCTTGCACCTCCAAAAACTCCTCAGGAGTTAGTACAGGGGTTTCCTTCTTAGGAATCTGAGAAGAGATTCTCCTCATCAATCCTTGTACAGTGCCGTTGCCTATGTAATGCTGGTTCACAATGGGCATCAGTTGCTTGGGGAGTTCTGGGTCTACTGTCTTATCGTACAGTGTGTCGAGAGGAGAGACCATCCACGGTACCAACACCGGTGCACTGAAAAGGATTTAGTACAACGGGGTTAGACTTACCGTGAGTGGGAGGCACGACGACGCCAGGGGTCTCTATGGAGATGGGTTTGGCCAGCTTGAAGCCTGGAATCGACATGAAAAACTGCGCCTGAGCGGCGCCCTTGGAAAGAGCCATTGCCACAGGGTCGGTGTGAAGTGCTGGAGCGATAAACGGAACGTATAACGTTCTGCCTTTCACTTCAGACTCCCTCTTCTGAGAAACCTCTCTAATGACTTTGTTCCTTTCAAGGATTTGAGCGAGCGACATCGAAGACACTTTTTCAACGTAGTTAGACATGATGATTTGAAGGTGAGCGGGTCTGGTTCCTGATTAGTCACAGGTAATAGTTAGACACAACTATAAG